ACAGGAGATCAAGCAGTATTGTTTGCGGTTTTAGGTGGTGCGGTATCTGAAGCTGTTGAAGTGGTTGGCCCTTAATTTCTCAAAAATATTCATAAAAAGCAGCTTTCGGGCTGCTTTTTTCATGTTTTATGCAGATTTTATTCACAAATATGCATTTTTATTCAATCTAAGGATGTTTTTATGAGTGATTTTTTAAGCCTTTCGCTTGCTAAAAGTCATTTGCGAGTGGTGCATAACCGTGATGACGACTACATAGAATTACTGACAAAAGCAGCTTTAAACGCAGTTTTGGATTTCATTGATTTTGCAACTTGGGATGATGTTAAAGCCAAGTATGAAAACAGTGTTCCTGATGACCTAATTTTTGCAGCTTTGTTGATTATTGGCGATATGTACTCAAATCGTGCAGCGCAGACTGAAGTAAATCTTTATATCAACCCTGCATGTGAGCGTTTGATGTTTCCAAAGCGAAATATGGGAGTGTGATCAATGCATGAACAATATCAAGCTTGGTTGAAACTTCAGCCAGTCTATAAAACTTTAGTTTTTCAGCATGGCAGCCAAGTTTTTATTCATGAGTATGGGGCCTACAAAATCCTAGCGGTTGAGGTTGGGTACTTGGCTTGGGTTACTAAAAATGAGGTGACACCATGCAATCAGGAAAATTAGAAACTTTGTTTGACGTTTTAGAAAGGACTGAACAAAAAAATAGCGGTGGCCAAGTCATACAAGAATGGTCAAGCATAGGGCAATTATATGGAGGTATTGAGCCTCTAAATACACAAACTTTTGTGAATTCCAGCGTTCAAGGTTCAGCTTTAATTTGCCGTGTCGTGATTCGTCCAGATGATTTCCCTGCAATCAAGCCAAAGCACATGATCCGCAATGTCGATACCGACGAAATTTATGTGATTGAAGGGATTATCCCGATCAATAAAGGTAAAAGTGCGTTGATGTGTAAGTTAGGGGCTTTGTGATGGATATTTCAACAAGGTTCATAGGGTTAGAGGATTGCACAAAGCAATTAAGGCAGCTTGAGTCTATAGCAAAAGAAAAAGCATTGACCTATAGAGCGATGTTTTATGCAACAACACCTTTTGTTCAAGAGGTGAAACGGCTTGTGCCAATTGCTGAGGGTCAGTATTACCGATATTACAAAGGCCAAAATGGTAATGGAAGTCGAGTTCTTCAAACGCCTGGTAAGTTGAAAAAGTCAATCAAACGCAAGCGTGTCAAATTGCCTTCATCAATTGGTGTGGGGGTTTATTCAGCACCTATTAAACATGGTGCTGCTAAGAAATACAGTGTCTTTTACTGGCGATTTCTTGAGTATGGAACGCCAAAAATGCGGGCTTTCCCATTCTTTCGGCCTGCATTTGATCATAAAAAAGATGAAGCACTTGAACGATTTAAACAACGGTATCGTGAATATGTTCAGGATGTAGTTCAGCGTCGAACCATTGGAGGGCAAAGTGCTAGCGAGTGAAGTTCTCTATCAAGTTTTAGGGCCATTATTCAATGATCGAGTTGGCCCGCATCCGTTGCCTGAAGGTTTCGACAAGTCTGAGACTTACATTACTTATCAGGGTATTTCCAATGAAAATTTAATGACTTTGAAGGGGTGGACTGGTCATGGACAAGTTCGCGTTCAAGTCAATGTTTACAATCATTATGAGATTCAATGCCAAAAAGAAGCCTTTCGGGTGATTTGGGCAATGGATGAGCAAAGATTGGTTTCAAGTTCTATTGCTGATCAAGTCGATGGTGGCTTTGATGTAGAGACACAACTGTATTGTCAGCAAATTGATTTTTATATCTGGCAAAGTGCCTGCAATTAAGAGAGGTTTTTATGGGTCAATGTGTCGATGGGTTAGTAGATTCCCAACAAGTTCTATTTTTTATTAAAGCGCATGCAGCAACAACATGGGAGGAAGTTTTAAATATTACTGATATCCCATTGCCTGCGGGTGAGCGTGCTACCGATGACGTGACGTTGGTTAAAGATTTATTTAAACGTACCGTAGCAGCAGGTGTAGTTTCATATCCTGATCTAGAAATTCAGGGATTATATGTTTCAACGGGGCCTAGTCAGGTTCAACGAACCAAATTGACTAAGTATTTTAATGAAGGTACTTGTTTTGATTGGTTGATTCTTATGCCTGATGCTGAAAAGACATCACTAGACGGTTGCGGAACGTTGGCATCACTTGGGCCAGTGCGTGAAGCCAATAAGAAAAACCGAGTCAAATTAAAATTAACAATTTCGGGAGAAGTTAAAGAGCGTCAAGATGGTGAAAATGTACTTGATTCAACAGATACCATTACTTTGCCAACAACTCCTTAATTAGTAATTAGTTAGAAAGCACTGAGATTCAGTGCTTTTTTTATCCTCAAAATTAAATTTAGGTAAATATTTATGAAAAAGAATACAGTAGCTACGGCATTGTTAGGATTACTTATTGCAGAAAATGCATTTGAGAAAGTAAATGTTGTCGGTCTAGGTGATATTGGTATTAAGCTGTTGACAGCAGGTGAGCGTTCAGCGATTTATGCAAATAACAAAGATTTGCCTGAAAATACGCCATTTTATACAGTTGTTATGAAAGAAACTGTGGTCGATCCTGAGACAGGCGAACTGGCATTATCTGCTGTGGCCATTGAAGACCTTAAACGTTTGCCTCCTAATGTGGTTGATGATTTTGTTACTAAAACACAGCATTTAAATGGCTTCTTTAAATCTAATAAAGAACATGCGGAAGCTGACCTAAAAAACTAAAAGACCGACCTGAACTCATGTTTAAGCTGCAACTTGCTTTGAGATTGGGTCGGACAGTTGCTGAGTTAGATCAAACATTGTCTGCAAGTGAATTTGATTTATGGCAGGCATTCAATGTTTTTGAGCCGATTGGAATTAAGCGGGAAGATACACTTTTCGCTTTTTTAAACTACATGAACGCAATTTGGCATGGTGCTAAAGATATTGATATTAAACAATTCATGTTATTCAACAATATGGATAATTTAATCGAAGAGCCAGTGCAGCTTGGAAAAGCAACTAAAGAAGAAGTTGAAAACGTGTGTGTGAATTTGAAAGCGATGTTTTCAAAGCTTGTTTAAATGAGTAAGCCGATAGTAATATCCATGTTCATTGAAAATAAAATGATGTGGTTATTATGAAAAAATCAATCTTATTTGCTTGCTTTTTAGGTTTAATGGGTTGTACGGCAACAACAACTGGTTTAAAGCCCACAACAACAGTTAGTGGGTTTGATAACTCAAAATCTATCTCCATTGCTCCACATGGCGTTGCTTGTTCAAGCATGTCGTGTGCGAGTATTGGCGCAACATGGATTTCTAAATTTCCTGATGATGTCGGTTTGAGTATATTCCTTATCAATAATTTAGCTTCAATACAAAAAGTCGAATTTAATATTGATGGTGAAACAGTACAGTTAAACAGCAAAACAATAACTAATTTTGAAATTCCAAAGTATTCATTAACTGGTACATCTCAAAAAACTTTCGTTACGGATTATTCGATAATTAAAAAAATTATTAATTCTAAAAAAGCATGGGTTAGAGTTTATACATCAAAAGGTTTGATTGAAGATGCGATTATTGACCAAAACAAGGACAGTAAAGCCTTCCATGCATTAAAACGTTTTGATGATGAGGTGAATGCTTCAAAATAGTTTTTATTTAATCAAAGGAACCACGCAATGCGTGGTTTTTTTTCGTCTGGAGAAAAGTATGGCTGATGTTTTGAGTCGGGTTCAAATTCTGCTAGATGCTGATACTGCAAGATTTGAACAAAAAATGAATGCGGCTCCAGTTACTGCAACACGAAATTTCGACAAGATAAAAACTGCTGCCAAAGTGATGGCTACTGTGGTCGCAGGTGCTGCAATTTCCTCAGCGGCAGCTATGATTAGTTACGCTGATCAGCAAGTTAAAACGATCAACGAATTAGAACGTTTTTCTTATCTAGCGCAATCAACCGTGCCTGAATTTCAGAAAATGGCTGTTGGTGCAGAGATGTTTGGTATTCAGCAGGATAAGCTTGCCGATATAACAAAAGATTTCAATGAAAAACTTGGAGAAATGGCTACTGTTGGTGGTGGTGGTGCATTAGATTTTATTGAGCAGGTTGGAATTAAAACCGAAGGTAGTGCCGATGGAGCAATGAAGCTGCTTAAAAATATTGGCGAGCTTTCAGGCCCTGAAGGCTTAGCTTTATATGTCTCAAAGATGGAAGATGCAAACCTTTCTCAAAAACAAATGTCATTTTTGATGGAGTCGGTGGCTTCTGATTCAACGATGTTGCTTCCGTTGTTGAAAAATAATGCTGAAGGGATGAAATTATGGGGTGCTGCTGCTGAAGATGCTGGCATTATCCTAGATGAAAAAACCATCAAATCCGCACGAGAAATGCAAGTCCAAACAAAAATGATGGATATGCAGTTTCAAGGTGTAAAAAATCAATTAACAGCAGCATTAATGCCTGCATTAGTTGATATTGCAGGGGCCTTCAAGAGTGGAGGAAAAGAAGCAACAGGTATGGCAAATGCTGGTGAAGTGCTAGCAAATGTTTTGCGTGGTGTGGCATCGGTAGCTATTGGGGTATACGCGACTGTAAATATGGTCGCAAATAGTATGGCAGGGGTAACAAAATCAGCAGTTGATTCATATAAATTAGCTGATATGGCTGCTAAAGGTGGTTCCTGGTATGACAAATTGCCTAGTGTTAAGTTTTTAAAAGCAGGGATAAATTTTGCTGTTACTTCCAAGACCGATAATTCTGGTATCGGCATGGCGATGGAAGACAACGCTAAAATAATGCAACAAACTGCTGATTCTATAAATAACATGTGGGATTCAAAAGTTTCAGAAAGTATAAAAAAACTTGCTGAATTACAGAATCAAGCAGGTAAAACCACAGCAGCAGCTACACAAGGAACTCAAGACTGGCTTGATAAACAAAACAAAGTGAATGAAGCTAGCAAGAAGGCGATTCAGGCTCAAAAAGAGCTTGAACGTATTCAGCAACAACAATATCAAGAGCGAGAAAACATTAAGCGTGAATATGCTGATCGTTTAAAGCAGATTGATATTGATTTGGCTACAGAAACAAAACGTATTCAAGATGCAGCATTCAAACCAGAGCATCAAAATGCATATATGGAAGCTGCTAAGGCACGCGCATTTTTGGAAAGATCACTGTTTGTTGCTGAACAAGAGTTTGAAATTAATCAGCATCGTTATACTGAAGAGCAAAAACTTGCTAAAGAGTATGAAATTAATAAGTTGAGAGTCCAGTCTAATTATGATTTGAATGATCAATTGGTTAATGCAAGTTTAGAATCGATGTCGGAGCAGTATAAACGGCAACTTGAATGGTTACGTTTAGAAAGCGCACAAGCTGAAAGCGATGCAGGGGCAAGTCTCAGAACTGATTTGCAGAATATGGAGATTAAGTACGAGTTTGAGCGTAAACAAATTTTATTGAACTCTAAACTTTCTGAGGATGAGCAAAACAGACGTATTGCATTATCGAAAGCGAATGAGGATCAAGATAAGCGACGAAAATTAAATGATGCTACTGCGAATTGGGGCGGTACGTTTGCCGATATGTCTGGCAACCGAGATCAATACAATTTAGATCAAGCTAGATTTACTCGGCAAGATGATTCGCAGGCTTTATTTGATGCTCAGATGCTTTTGGCTGAAACAGCAGCAGAGCGGGAGTCAATTTGGCAAGCTCACAATGAAAGAATGTTGCAGATTGATCAGGCTTATACGGATCAATCCAGTCAGTTAACTTTCAAATATGGTGAGCAAATCGCAGGTTCTTATGCAGACATGTTTAAAAGTGTGCTTGGTGAACAGTCAATCGCATATAAAACAATGTTTGTGGCTCAGAAGATCTTTGCAATATCAAGTTCTATGCTTGCGATTAAAACAGGTATCGCTCAAGCAGCAGCATTGCCGTTTCCTGCGAATATGGGGGCAATGCTCACAGTTGCTAGTGCGACAGCTTCTTTAATTACTGATATCCAATCGGTTGCGGGCATTTTTCATGGCGGGCAAGATTATGTCCCTCAAGAGGCATCTTATTTGCTGAAAAAAGGTGAGCGTGTGTTAACTCCAGATCAGAACGTTGATTTTACCAGGTTCATGAGCGGGATGAATCAATCTAAAGGTTCGGGAGCTAACATTAATATTACCAATAATACGCCTGTCAAAGTAAGTGCAAGACAAGAAGCTAATGGTCAGATCAATATTACGATGGATGAAGTTGAGCAATTTGTGAGTAATTCGCTTGGTCGGCCGAATAGTCGAATTTCTAAAGCAATTTCACAAAATACCAATTCATCGCGTAGGAGATAACTATGGGCCTCAATAGTTTGATGTATTGCTCGACCTATCAGGGGTATTCAGCAAGTATTGGTAATGGTGTCATTTCACAAGTGCTAGATGGTGGTGCAGATCGGTATCGTCGATCATTGAAAGGTGTTCCTCATTCAGTGAGTTCACGATGGGTTGTAACAGAATCTGGATATCAATATTTAATGGCTTTTTATAGAGTTTGGCAACGTAATCCGAATAAGCCATTTATTGCAAAATTATGTGTTGATGATTCTGTACTACAGGATTATCAGTGCTATTTCGATGCAAGTAATGGATTGGTACTAGCAGAACAAAGAGGGAAACTTTTTGTTGTGACTGGAACTTTAAAGGTTAAGCCTTTAAAAATTGATCCAGCTATTGATGACATTATTGTAGATGTAGGCAATTCTGGTACTGATTTGGCTGCCTTATTAAATCCCTTGGAAAAACTGGTAAATGAAGATTTTCCTAATGCATTGGGGAATATAGATGGCTGACTATTATTCTTTTTATTTGAATGGTTCGGGTGGTGTAGTACCGCTTGAATGTGTTGAAATTTCTCATCCTAGTTTTTCTAAAGTGTTTCGCTATGTCAAAAATGATATGGATGGGATAACAGCAGGCGGTCATGACTATTTTTATCAGCCGATGTCGATCAAGCGTAATAATGTGACCAATGATTTAGACCAGACCTTAGCTTTGACCATTGCTGATATGGATGATGAGCTTGCTAATTCGGTGGCTACGATTCATTCGAGTCCTTATGCACGTGTAAAACCTTCATGCGTTTTCAAGGTTTTCCGTGATGATGATTTGGATGCACCTATGACACAATTGCAAACTTTAGAAGTTCCCACAATTTCCAAAGACAGTACAGGACTAGTCACATTTGATGCCCAAGCACCGCAATTGAATAGTGTTCGCACTGGTCGAACTTATTCTATTGAAGATTATCCATTGCTGCGGAGAGCGTGATGAGTATTG